TTTATATTCTTGCATTAATGGAGGTGCCTCTGGGCTTGGTCTGCCAGTTATGTACTCGACATACTTACCTTGAGCAAATGCCGATAAGTTACGACCAGCTTTATCTTTAAATAAAATTTCACTGTCTCTAGCAAATGCAGCTGCTGCCCCTGCTTCTGCAAATTGTGCACCTAACGCAGCAATGTTTCCTCTTCCTGTTCTTCTTCCAGCCTGTTCTCTAGAGCCTCTAGATAACATCTTGGCTAAAATTTTTTGCTGAGATAATAAAGCTTTCCCAGCTACTTCTCTTGCTCTTAACTGTGCTTCAGCTAGAGCATCTTTAGTTTCACGCCACTTGTTGTCAACAGCTATATCACTATCAATTTTGCTGTTTCTCCAAATGTTTTCTTCGTTTCGATTTTTGGTATTGTAAGCGTTAATTCTAAGTTGGTTTTGTTGAGCTACTGCTTTGTTATATCGGGCAACGTCTTTTCGTTCTTCCCCATATCCAAGCAATTTTCCAAAAGCATCGATACCAAATCCGATGCCGGCACTTTGTCCTGATGTTAATTTTGAACACATGGTATTTTACAAAATTCAATAAATGGTAATAAATTTGGACCATGTAAAACTTCTCTTAGAAATTTAAAGCCCAAAAACTTTAGTAGTTTTAGGTGTGCTGTATTGCGTTTGTCGCAAATATTCCATAACAATGGTTCGGTTCTTTTATCAATCCAGCGTTTAGCTTCTCTAGAAAATGCAAATGGATACTGATGAATTACTGGTGTACATATCATCCAAACTCTTCCATCCGATTCCACTCCAGCCATGCCAGCAGTCTTGCCGTTAGGCATAGTGAAATAAATGTTTTCTCCAGTTTCTAAAAAAAGAGGGAGATGGACAACAGGTGTTAATCCATGACCCTCAACTAATTCTCGATAATCATCTGAACGTAAATTATGAGCAACTTCTAAGGCTACATCTGGTGTAGCTGGGTGAATAGTTACTTTAGACACGTCTATAATATCGTGGGTTATAATCTCCTTCCCAGTTCATTGAATGAAGGGTGGCTGGTGAAGGATGGGTTGATTTTATTTGTATATTTAAATTGGTATTCCTTTCGTATATAGGAACTGTATGTATATGATCTTGCAATATTGGTTCGCTAGATGCTGAATAATTATCAAATTCTACTGCATTAAAATTAGTTGTATAATCAACTCTACCTTTTCTTTTAATAACAGTATCAATATTTCCTGTAGCACCAAAAGCAAAGTGTAATCTATGTATAACTAAAGATGATCGAGTATCTGATCTACTCTTGTCTCCTGTCTGTTGAGTTACATATATAGTAGGTAGTTCGACAATATAGTCATATAAATAACCCAGCATAAATGAAGTGCCAGTCCAGTTTCCTTCAACTTCTAAAATATCAGCATTAGGACCAGTGTTTGCCTCAGCATATCTACCAAGATCACTTCCATTGTTATGATTATAAATAGCTATTTGAGCTGTACTGGCAAAGCCTGTAGGTCTAGTAAAGGTAGTTTTTTTACTAGATGTACTATAAGAACCTGATGAGAGAGCAGACATTTGTGTATGCCTGTCTAAATGTATTGGATAGTTTTCTGTACCAATAAATGTAGTACCATCTTGTTTTTTAACATCTATAGATTCAAGAGTATATTGAGTATCATTTTTAACAACTACATAATATACGTCATCTAAAATTACATGATGCACAAGATTTCCAGATAAAGACCACCTAAACCAAGCTGACTGGACTCTCTTCTCTCCATTGTTATAAAATCTAAATCCCCAAACTTCATTAGAACCTACACTACCTAATAAAAGTAAACTGTTCTCTTTAGAAACTGTAGGTCTATCTATACTTATTGGTAGTAACTTAGAAATTAATTTACTTTGTTCTAAAACAGTAGGTTCACCTTCTCTTCTAATATCAGCCATCTCAAATATTCTGGAATTTTTACCAGTGCTATTTATAAATCCTGACGTAATACCAAGTGAAAATGGTACTGTTTTTGGGTTGTAATTATACGAAGATAGATAATTTATTTTGGCAGTGGTTGGAGTTAGAGCATCACTATCCGTAGTTAGCATGAATTGTTGGTTAGAACTAAATATCAATAAACCTGAATTAACTTCTATGCCATCATGTAATGTGGTTGGAAATGTGGAACTAGCTTGTAAATCAATTGGATCATCAGTTGATTCAGCCATAGCTGTTGTACTAAAGAAGTTAAAGAAATCATTAGTCTTAGAAAGGACTACATTACCTTGACTTAAGACAACTAATCTATTTCTAAAGAACAACATTTTTTCTATCTTACTTCCTATAAAACTTGGGACTAAGTTAGTATCATCATCACCTACATTACGTTGTTTATAATCTATTGACTGTGCTAAAAATCTTCCATTAGCGTATGTACTTCCAGGAAGTTCTCTTACCAATTTAATTGGCATAGTATCTTTATCTATTTCAATCTCAAGACTAGGAGCTGGACATTCTTCCCAAACACCCTCACCAAAATAATCTGTACTTGTAGAAGTACCAGCATTATTCTGCTTAAATTTTAAATAGAAATCATCTCCTTCATCACCACTGTTTACAATTTTTACAACATAATTATGTCTGCAATTTGAAGGTAAATCAGCAACTGTACTAGCTTCATTAGTAATGATATTCATTAACTGTGGTTCAGGAGTACTGACAGCAAAAGGCGTAGCACGTTTTAAATGTAAACAGTTACCAGTAATTGTTGCTGTGATACCGGTATTACTTACAGCATCTAAAGATGTCTTCATATCACCCAATATGCCAGCTGCTGTTACAGCTTCATCTGCACTAGATGATGTAGCTGGAGGACGTACTTTTGCAATGTTTGCAGAACAAGTAGTAGTCACATGACTTTTTATTTCTACTGTTCCAGTACCAGATTTTGTAGTTGTATAATTATGTGTATTACCTGTTACCCAGCCTTCACCACCAAATTGTAATTTAGCAAATTCTGTATAGGCATCATTGTATTGAGGTCCATTAGAACTATCACCTATATTATTTGGATCAACTACAGGAATACATCTAATATCAATCTCATATCTAAGATTTGTTTTTCCAGAAATTGTTCCCTGATTAATTATTTCTCTACCCATACTTTTACATTCACCAGTATTTGGTGTACTAAAACTAAAGTTATTTCTAGCAGCTATAGATGTTGCTCTAGTTTCAGTTATAGGAGTTCCAGGATTTGCAGGATCATAAATATTTAAGGCGTACTGTTTACCATATGAAATGGTTTTCAATTCAACAATTACTTCATTTACTAAAGCTGGTGACTTATCAGCAGCATTCGACTTCATTGCTGTAGGCTGCGTTCTATTAGTAAAGAATGTTTGTTCGTTTAATGTTAATGCTTGTATCTCACTAGCATCAGTCCAACCAGTTAAATAAGTAACAGCATTAGTGCCGGTGACTCCAGAATAATCAATTGGTATAGATGCTCCATCTCTCGTTCTCCAAACTTGAAATACTCCTGATGTATTTACATTACCTATGTATTGATCTTCTGAATCAGTGTATATATGAAACCAACTTAAGGTTCCACTATTAGGTGTGATTGTTTCTATTAATTTACTACCGGCTCTTTTGGCACATCCTATCGTTACATCCGGTAGAGCATTTTTTAAATCTTTAACTTGTCCTGATAGTTTTAATTCATCTGGTTGTTCAGAAATACCTAAAATATAATTAGGTATATGTTGGGTTACAGTTGACATTATCTTTGTAAAGCTCTGTAGGGTTTATATGTTGAATAGTTACTTAGATGAGGCATACCTAAATAGTTATAGTCACCTTGGTTACATTCATATTCCATACAGGATGCTCTAGCCATTTGTTCTTGTGTGCCTAACAAAGTAACTAATTGAGGGTTAGTAACCATTTGTGTTGCTGCTCTACCAGATGCTTTATAAGTTATGTATCTTTTAAACACTGAAGGTAGGTCATTAAAAGGTAATAGGTACACAACATTTAAATAGAGTTCTGACCCATTCCATTCATATGTATGGTTTACTTTGTCGTATAATTTTGTTCCTCTTTTTACTGGATCTATAGTTTTATCTTCAGGGTTCTCAGAGTCTAACCTTAAAATATTTGCTGCTATTGCAATTTCTTTTGTAGTTGGATCTGGTTGGAAAGGTACATGATCTTCTCTGTTAAATGTCCAGCCCTCATTTTGTACATCAAAATTACATTCCTTTAGTATCTGATAAATTAAAGCAATCTCTGGGTTTGCAAAAGTATTAGCTATTTCTGATGATGAGCTGGTTACATCTGTGGTTACAGTACCTAATGTTGTTACTGGAGATTGACCTATAGCTCCCAGTATTGTATTTACAGCGGAGAGTTCGGTCTCGGTATCTATGGTTGTGGGAGTTGTCATATAAATAAAAAAAAAGGGACCCGAAGGTCCCGTATAAAGTATAAAATTTGAGCTTAGAAAGCAGCAGGAGCAGAAGAACCAGTGTATAGTTCAACAGCACATGCAGGATTTAAGTAATCCGCACCCATTGCTAAACGTCCAAGGATGATGTCACCTTGGTACATTACTGATACATCTCCGTTTGTTACCTGAACTTGAGGTCCGATAGCTTCAACAACACCAGCAGCTTCACGTTGGAATATTAATCCACAGCTACCAGCAAATGCGTTAGCACCAGTACCAGATCCAGATCCATTACCGTAGTCGTTATTAACTCCGTTTACTGAATCATCTTGGTTGTCCATAGCAGCACCAACAAAACTTCCGCCTCTATATGTACCAGCTTCAGTAGCTGATCCAGTACCAAACTTACCTTGGAATGGTATGTTCATAGATTTGTAAAGTTTAATGCCAGCGATTTCAAGGATACCTTGTCCTGATTGTAATGCAGTACCTTCAGCGTCACGGTTTATTAGACCGGCACCTGTGTTACTAGCATTTTGAATCAAGGCATGGTATTGACGTGGAGAAATTACAGCAACTCTACCGTCACCACTCACTCCTTTTTCGTCAAGCATAGAAGCAGCATCATAAAACGCTGTAATA